CAGCTGAAAAAAGAGCGCAACTTTTAACACAACGATTCAGTCAGTTAGCAGGCATCCAGCAAGTTGCAGCTCAATCAGCGGACAAATTCCGCTTAGCGCAGACTGACACTCTGAGTTCATTGATTGATCTTGGCAATCGTCTTGGACCTCAAGGAGCCACCATCAATGAAATCAGAGATGTCTACGAGGGCTTCAATACTGTTCTGGCTATCAACAAGGTTTCAACGACAGAAGCGACTGCAGCACAACTGCAATTAAACCAAGCACTGGGTGCCGGCAGATTGCAAGGCGATGAGTTTCGATCCGTTAACGAAGCAACGCCTCAGGTTATTGATGAGATTGCAAAGGTGTTGAAAATAGCCCGTGGGGAAGTGAAAGAATTTGCAGCGCAAGGTAAGGTAACAGCACCTGTTTTAGTGCAGGCGCTGCGAAATATCAAAGAACAAGGTGCTGATGTTTTAGAGCAATCATTTGATACAGCGGGCGGAAGATTGCGTGCATTTCAGAAAGCACAAACCGAACTCGCACAGGCGATTGGAACAGATCTACTGCCTGCCTTTACACCCTTATTGCAAGATGTAACGAATTTGATACGAGGTTTTTCTGAACTTCCAAAACCAATACGACAATTTACTGCTGGAATCGCGGCGATAACAGCAGCATTAGTAGTTTTAACGCCTGCCTTAACAGCCGCTATTGGACTCATAAAGGCTATTGGGTTAGCAACAATAGTAGCGGCGGGTCCATGGGTTGCATTGGCGGCAGGGATTGCAGCCGCGACATACGCGCTTGCTAATTTTCAAACGCAATCACAAAAGAAAACTTCTGCAATCGCTACTAAGGCAGCCACAGGCGATGCTGGAGCGATTGCCGATGCTCGAAACCGACTGGTTGCTGTTGAGCAAGATATAAGTCTTGCTAAACTACAGGGTACAGGTAGAAGAGGCGCAGCACCAGGTTCTACAAAACTTGATACCTTAAAAAAAGAAGCACGGGAACTTAGAACAGCGATAGCCCAAGGTGAAACCTTAGGCGCCGCAGGTGCTATGCCTGATGGTTTGACAGCGGGACCAAGTAAAACGGAGGATAAGGGGGCAAGGAAAAAATCAGGCAAAACGCTTGAGGAACTTACCAGAGAACTTGGTGTAGCACAAGATATTTTTGACATTCAGGGTCGAGTATTAGAGGCGCGTCTTAGCGAAAACAAAGCACTTGAAACAACAAGGCAAGCGCAAATAGAACTGCGTGAGGTTGCGGGTCAGATTGCAACAATAAGAGCTGATAAAGATTTGCCAGCGGCGAAAAAGATAAAGGAGATTGGAAAACTAGAGCTTGCGGCAAAAACTATTGCTCGTGAATTAGCATTTGATCTAACATCTCAAGAAAAAGAAAAGGCGAAAGAAGCCGCTGAAGCCGCAGCAAAAGCGCTAGAGTCTATTACAGCGGAGATAGCTTACAAGCAAAACATCATCGCGCTAGGGGAAGAAGAAGCAGATCAGCGCAAGAAAATCGCTGAGCTTGTTAAGCAAGGCGCGGATCCCGAAGCTGCTAAACAGAAAGTCAAGGATGAGGCGCAACTTAACAAGCAACTCTTAGAACGTCAATTCTTATTGCAACAGGAGCAGCAACTGCTGAATGGAATTGGCACGACTTTCACTTCTACCATCACGGCAATGATTCAAGGAACTGAAGATTTTAATAATTCGCTGCGTAATGTTCTAAATTCTCTTGCCAATCTGTTTATTCAAGCAGGTTTGCAGGGGTTAGCAGGCAACGACGGTAGGGGCTTCTTTAGTTTCCTAACCGGATCACTGGGCAAGCGTGCCAACGGTGGCTCTGTCACTGCTGGGCGCTCGTACCTCGTAGGCGAGCGTGGTCCTGAACTCTTCATGCCAGGTCGCAGTGGTGGCATTGCACCCGCCGGCAGTTTTGGTGGCATGGGTAACGTCGTCGTTAACGTAGACGCAGGCGGCAGTAACGTGCAAGGTGATGGGCAACAGGCTAATGCTCTCGGTAAAGCTATTGGCATCGCCGTGCAGCAAGAACTGATCAAGCAAAAGCGTCCTGGAGGCTTGCTCGCTTAATGGCTACCTTTCCATCTATTGATCCCACCTACGGTGCGGCAAAGGCTAGCCAGCCTATTGTCCGCACGGTTCGCTTTGGTGATGGCTACGAACAACGTTTAACCTATGGGCTAAACCAAAATCCAAAGGTCTGGACCTTGACCTGGCAAAACATTACAGAGGCAAACAGCGACACCATAGAGACCTTTTTAGATGCTCGTGCTGCAGACAATGCCAGCTTTGATTGGGCGCCACCTGCAGAAGGCGTCACTTACAAGTGGGTTTGTGAGTCATGGGATAAGGTGATTCCATACACAGGTCGTGCAACAATCAGTGCTACCTTCCGTCAGGTCTTTGAACCGTAGTGGCATACGCACCTTGGACTGCTAGTACTGCCTTTGCCGTTGGCAACATCCGGCGTTCTACAACGCTGCAAGCATCAGGTCTGGTTTTCCAATGCACGGTAGCTGGCACCAGTGGCGCCACAGAACCGTCCTGGGCAACAGACATTGGCAGTTACATCACCGATAACACTGTCACCTGGGTTGCGATTGCTAGCAGCTACGAGGATCTAGCTGCCATTGCACCCAGCGCAATTATCGAGTTGTTTGAGCTGACGTTGGACACAACGTTGCACGGTAGCAACGACACGTACCGCTTCCATAACGGTGCCAACGCTAACGTCAGCGGCAACATTATCTGGAACGGCAACTCATACACCCGTCTACCAGTAAAAGCGGAAGGCTTTGAGTACACCAACACCGGCACACTGCCGCGCCCCACGCTGACCATCGCCAATCTTGACGGCAACATGACCACCCTGTTGCTGCTCGTAAATGCCACTACTGCCGGCAATGACCTTGGTGGCGCCACCGTCAAGCGCATCCGCACACTGAAGAAATATTTAGACGGCGAAGCAGCAGCAGATCCCCACGCCAAATTCCCAGATGAGATTTGGTTTGTAGATCGCAAGGCAAGCGAAAGCCGCGATAGCGTCAGCTTTGAGCTTGCTAGCAAATTTGATCTTGCTGGTGTGATGATCCCTAAGCGGCAGATCATCGCCAACATCTGCCAATGGCAGTACCGCAGCACCGAGTGCAGCTACACAGGTTCCACTTATTTCAATGTCAACGATCAGTCTGTTGCCACGTTGGCTGCCGACAAATGCGGCAAACGCCTCAGCTCGTGCAAACTGCGGTTTGGCGCCACGGCTGAATTACCCTTTGGCTCGTTCCCCGGTGCAGGTTTGACCGAATGAAGCTCACCGACAGCATCAAAGAACAGGCACTGGAGCACGCCAAGGCTGAGTTTCCGGCTGAATCCTGCGGGCTTGTTGCCGTCGTTAAAGGGCGCAAACGGTATTTTCCATGCCGCAATCTGGCAGAAACCCCAGATGAGCACTTTGTCCTGGATCCGCTGCAGTACGCCGAGGTTGAGGATCAGGGCGAAATCGTGGCGGTAGTCCATAGCCACCCCAAGACCAACCACGCTCCCTCACAGGCTGATCGCGTCGCGTGCGAAAAATCGGGGCTGCCCTGGCATATCGTCAATCCCCAGACCGAGTTGTGGGGCTACTGCGAGCCTGATGGATTTGAGCTGCCTTACGTCGGGCGTGAGTTTGTGTTCGGCATTGTCGATTGCTACAGCCTTTGCAGGGACTGGTACAAGCGGGAGTTTGGACTGAATCTGAAGGACTACGACCGCCGCGATCAGTTCTGGCTCAAGGGTGAGAGCCTGTACATGGACAACTTCGCCAAGGAGGGCTTCCACCAGATACCACTGGAGGAGCTGCAGTACGGTGACGCCATCTTGATGCACATGGAGTCATCGCTGCCCAACCATGCGGCGGTGTACCTAGGCGATCAGTTGATGATCCATCACCTGCAAAGGCGGCTCAGTAGCAGGGATCTGTACGGCGGTTATTATTTGAAGAGCACTGCCTGCGCCCTTCGGCATGAAAGTCGTTAAGGTCTACGGCGCACTCCGCAAAAAGCTGGGGCAATGCCGTTTTGAATTTGACGCAGAAACGCCCGCGCAGGCATTTAAGGCGTTGTGTGTCAACTTTCCCGGGCTAGATACGTGGCTATTAAATAGCGAAAAGGATGGCGTTAGCTATCGAGTGAGTATCGGCAAAGAGAAAATTGATGAAAACAATGCAGTGCTTGCGGGTTGCCCATGGAGTGAACGTGAGGTCTTGAGTATTACTCCAGTGCTTGCAGGTGCGGGTGGCAGCGGCGCACAAATCGGGATTGGCATTGGTTTGATTGCGCTGTCATTTTTGCTGCCTGGCGCCGGTGCATTTGGCACAACCAGCATCTTTGGTCAACTTGCAGCCGGTACGGCAGGTCCATATGCACTGGGCGTTGTGGGTAGCAGCTTTGCTACCTCGCTAGGTACTGCATTTAGCTTGCTAGGCGCATCGCTGGTACTCGGCGGCATTGCGCAAGCTATTTCACCGTCCCCCATTCAATCAACAAGCGTATTTGAGCGTGGTCGTGAAGCGGCAAAAATGGAATCATTTACCTTCAGCGGCATCGTCAATACTGCTAAACAAGGGATGGCTGTCCCCATCGCTTACGGGCGTTGTTTTGTAGGTTCCGCTGTCCTCTCCAGTGGGCTTGACGTGGATCAACAGATATGACACGGATTGTTGGTGCTGGCGGCGGTGGTGGCGGCGGTTGCTTTTTAGGGCATACCCTGATCGCCACACCAAGCGGTGAACGCCGCATTGATGAACTGCAGCCAGGTGATCTGGTCTGGAGCTTTGACCACGACGGCAAGATCCATGAAGCCGCAGTGCTCAAAGTCCATGAGCACCACAACGAACCTGTCATCAGCTACACGCTTTGGGGCGGTCAGATCCTTGATGCCACTCCAAACCACTGGGTGCTCAATCAGTTCAATGCCTTCGTCGAAATCGACACCCTTGGCACAGATGACTGCCTAGTTGACCACAACGGGCATTTGCGCCCCATCGTCAGCAAAACAAACGCAGGCACTGGCACCGTCTACAACCTGACCGTTGAAGGGCACCACACCTTCATTGCTGCTGGCATCCGTGTCCATAACGCGGGTCTTGGTCTTGGCATTGCAGGTTCTGGCGGTGGCGGCGGAGGAGGCGGCAAAGGTGGCGGCGGCGGTGGTCAAAGCCGTACACCAACAGAAGCCGATGATTCGCTGCAATCCGTACAGTTCGGCAACGTGCTCGATCTGTTGTCAGAAGGCGAGATTCAAGGCATTGAAAATGGTAACAAGGGCATTTTTCTATCAGGGACACCAGTTGAAGATGCTGCCGGCAACAATAACTTTTCGGGTTTTACAATCGTCACCCGCAACGGCACACAAGCCCAAACTTATATCAGCCAGCAGGTTGGAACAGAAAGTGAGAAAGGTGTCAATGTAGAAGTTGTCAAGGCAACGCCAATCACTCGCACAATCACAGATACCGATGTTGACCGCGTGCGCGTCACACTACAAGTGCCGTCACTGCAAATTATTCAAGACAATGGCGATATTATTGGTCATAGCGTACAAATAGAAATCAAAGTTCAGTACAACGGCGGTGGCTATAACACCGTGGTCAGCGACACGATCAGCGGCAAGACTAGCAACTCTTATCAGCGTGATTACATGCTGACGCTAAGTGGTGCGTTTCCTGTTGATATTCGCATGGTGCGTGTTAGCGATGATGAATCATCAACCAAGCGCCAAAACCTTACGTTCTGGTTTAGCTATACAGAAATCATTGATGAAAAGCTACGTTACCCCAACAGCGCATTATCATTTCTGCGCTTTGACTCTCGACAGTTTGATTCAATCCCAACACGCAAATATCTAATCCGTGGCATTAAAATCCAACTGCCATCCAATGCGTCTGTAGATACCACAACGCATATTGGACGTGTCACATATGCTGGCGTTTGGAATGGTACATTTAGCGCAGCAACGTGGTGTAATGATCCTGCCTGGTGCCTGTGGGATCTGCTGACCAATACACGCTATGGCGCCTCTATCCCAACAAGCAGCCTTGACAAGTATGACTTCTTTGCGATTAGTCAATACTGCAACACGCTAGTTGACAACGGCAAGGGCGGGCAGGAACCACGCTTCTCGTGCAATCTGTTAATCAACAGCCGTGATGAGGTCTACAACGTCATCCAAGAGATGACCAGCCTGTTCCGTGGCATTGCATACTACGGCGCCGGTTCGCTGGTGTTGCAGCAAGACAAGCCCACCGACTCGCAATATCTGCTTAGTCCAAGCAATGTCATAGATGGTTTGTTTGTCTATAGCGGCACATCACAGAAGGCACGCCACACCTGCGCGACCGTTGCTTGGCAGTCTTACGACACCTTGGGCGAGGTTGAGTACGAATACGTTGAAGATCAAGATGCTGTTGCTAAATACGGCATCATCAACAAAGACATCAAGGCGCTGGGTTGCTATAGCCAAGGGCAAGCCCGCCGTGCCGGTAAGTGGGCATTGCTAAGCGAGCAAAACCTTACCGAAACTGTTACCTTCTCCGTTTCAATCGACAGCGGCATCATCCTGCGCCCCGGCATGGTGATTGACATAGCCGACCCATTAAAAGCTGGCTCACGTCGCAGCGGTCGCGTCAAATCCGCCACCACAACCGCAATCACGATTGACAGCAGCACTGACCTGACCGTCAACCTATCCAACAGCCCAACAATTTCTGTGTTGATGCCAACGGGTTTGGTGGAAACCAAAACAATTAGCAGCATCAGCAGCGGCGTCGTCACCGTCAGTAGTGCTTTCAGCGAAGCCCCCAATGCCAACAGCATTTGGCTCATTCAAACCAGCGACATTCAATCCCAGCAATATCGCGTTCTGAATGTTGCAGAAGCCGAGGACGGCATTTACGGCGTCACCGCCTTGGAATACAACAGCAGCCTTTATGAACAGATTGAAGCGGATCTGAAACTTACAGAACGTGACATTAGCAATCTTACAGATCCACCAGATGCGCCAAGCAGTCTTGGGGGCACTGAATACTTATATCAAGACGGACAAACAACATTCTCAGGATTTGACTTGAGCTGGATTAGTTCTAAACAGCGTGTTACTGAGTTTCGCGTCAAATATCGGATTGACGATGATAACTGGAGCCAAGCAAATACGACTTCACCATCACTGCAGATTAAAAACACTCGGCAGGGTCGCCTTTACGTGCAGATTACAGCAGTAAACTATGTCAACAAAAGCAGTGCGATTGCCGTTGCTGAGTTTAATTTGCTTGGCAAGACAGCAGTGCCGGGCAATGTCCAGAATCTTACTTTTGAAGCAATTAACAACAATTCCGGTCGCCTGCGCTGGGATGAAACTGTTGATCTTGACGTGAAGGTCGGCGGCAAAATCCACATCCGCCATAGCAGCCTCACCGATGGCACGGCGACTTGGAGCAACAGTGTTGACCTAATTCCCGCTAAATCCGGTAGCTCTACTGAGGCAATCATCCCGCTTGTGGAAGGCGAGGTCTTGGTCAAGTATGAAGACGATGGTGGGCGTCAAAGCGCAACAGAAACAAGCGTCATCATTGACTTGCCAGACACCATCGCCCCGCTAACGATCCAAACCCGCCGTGAAGATCAAGACACGCCACCGTTCCAAGGCACAAAGTCGGACACTTTTTACAGTGACGAATTTGACGCGCTCACTCTGGATGGGACGACGCTATTCGATTCCGTTGTTGACGTAGACCTGCTGCCCACCTTTGACGTGATGGGCAACGTTGACAGCTCTGGCACGTATAGCTTCCTAAACACGTTGGATCTCGGCGCTATTTTTGCACTTGACCTGCGCCGGTATTTTGTCACTCGTGGTTACTTCCCGTCTGATCTGATTGACTCGCGCACAAATACTGTTGATGACTGGAGTGATTTCGATGGCGGCATCACAGACAAGGTAAATGCCAAGCTGATGCTACGGATGACAAACGACAACCCTGCTGGCACACCAACTTGGAGCGCCTATCAGGAGTTCGTCAACGGTGCTTTCCGCGCTCGTGCCTTTGAGTTCCGTGCTGATTTGACCAGTTCTGCCGTTGACCAGAACATCCTGGTAGACGAACTGGGTTATGACGCGACATTCCAACGCCGCGCTGAAAACAGCGATGGTGCCGTTAGCAGCGGCGCAGCAGCAAAGGTCATCACGTTCGCAAATCCGTTTTTCACTGGCACCGCAAGCCTTGGCGGGCTGAACGCATACCTGCCTAGCGTTGGCATCACAGCTCAGAATATGGGTTCAGGCGATTTCTTTGAGGTCACCAGCGTCAGCGGCACGGGCTTTACCGTCACGTTCAAGAACTCGGCAGGCACCGCTGTTAGCCGTAACTTCAACTGGAGTGCGGTCGGCTATGGCAGAGGCGGTTAAAGTAGGACATACACTGCCGTTAAGCGGGCTGGCTCATGGCACAAGCTGATTACATCGTCAGTAACGGCACTGGGGCGGCTGTACGTTCCGACATCAACGGTCAGCTTGCTGCCATCGTCTCAAATAACAGCGGCGCCACCTCCCCGGCTACCACCTATGCCTACCAGTGGTGGGCAGATACGACAACCAATACCCTGAAGCTTCGCAACAGCGCCAATAGTGCCTGGATCGAGATCATGCAGCTCGACGGCACGTTGACGATGGAGAGCGGTACGGCGGCACTGCCAGGACTTGCCTTCCGCGACGACCTCGACACCGGCATTTTCCGAGCGGGCACTAATCAACTTGGGATCAGTAGTGCTGGTGTTGAGCGTGTTGAGTTTGGCTCAAGTGAGGTTGTTTTTAACGATGCTGGAAACAATTATGACTTCCGAGTCGAAGGTGATACAAACGCAAACCTGTTATTTGTTGACGCCTCAACAGATCGAGTAGGCGTGGGGACTTCGAGCCCCAGTGGAACTCTTGAGGTTGGTGCAGTTGCAGGTACTGTCACAGCAGGAGACTTAATTGTCACCACGGGCAGCACAACGGCTACCGTTACGGTTGGACGAATTAGCTCGACGAGCGCTGATAGCACATCATTTAGAGTTAGAAACCGTGTCAATTCAACTATATTTGTAGTTGATGCACCGACAGAGCGAGTAGGCATAGGGACCAGTTCGCCTGGCTACACACTCGATGTAGCTGGAGCTGGTCGTCATTTCAGCTCAACAACCGATTCAGCCTCGCTTTATCTCAGCAAAACCAATAGTGGCACTGCTGATCAAGGTGGCAACAAGATTTATTTTACCAATGCAGGACCAGTGGCAACAGGGCGTGCGTCCGGCACTTTAATCGGTGCATTGCAGTTTCAGGCTTCTCAACCAACATCGGGAAGTCTTCAAAATTGTGGTGCTATTGAAATCACTGCTGATAGTTTTCAATCCGGCCTTTTTACTCCTACAAAACTTCAGTTCTCAACTGCGAGTACTTCTGTTTCTGGATCAAATGTAGTTGCGATGACAATCGACTCGTCACAGCGAGTAGGGATTGGCGATACTGCGCCTAGCGATAAGGTAACGATTGCTGGTGGTGCGTCAGGCTCTTACGGTTTAACAATCAATAACTCACAAGTGGGCGGTGGAACAAAAGCATATTTTCAATATAATGCTACTAATGAAATAGCCAACTTGGCCGGTAACACCACAAATGGTCTTGCTTTTTACACACTCACTGGTGGTAGCCTAACAGAAAAAGCCCGCCTCGACCCCAGCGGACGCCTGTTACTTGGCACGTCTACTGCCGGTGCCATGTTGACTGTAAAAAACGACTCAGCCGCGCAAAGCCCGATAGCAACTACTAGCGTAAGCGGCGATTTAATTTATCAAGCAATTCTTGTTACTAAATTCGACAATAATACGACTACCTCCCAGAACTTTATTCAGTTCCAGGTCAACAACGGCTCAGCAAACTGTGGACGTATCACAGCCAACGGCGCCAACACTGCAGCCTTTGGCTCCACGTCAGATATTCGCTTAAAGGAAAACGTTGAAGACCTGCCGCCGCAGCTCCAAAACATCCTTAGTTTGCGTCCTGTTGAGTTTGACTACATTGAATCGGAAGGAGGTGGGCACCAAATTGGATTTATTGCGCAAGAGATGCAAGCGATTTACCCCGATGTTGTCAACGAACGGGGGGAGGATGACATGCTGATGATTACAGGCTGGTCAAAAACGGAAGCGCGTCTAGTAAAGGCATTGCAAGAAGCAGTCGCCAAGATCGAAACTCTTGAAGCCCGGCTAACTGCTGCTGGCATTGAGTAGTCCCCTTCACTACTATGCCTGACACCGCCTGGGACGAATACTGCGAAGCCAGCCTTGACCTGAGCAATCAGGACGATGTTGGCGAGCCAATTTCAACCAACCCCTCGATCTGTTCAGGTCAACCTGTTTTTAGTGGCACCCGAGTGCTGGTTTCCTGTGTCGTTGAACGATTGAGGGCAGGGCATAATTTGCCTGAATTGCAGGCGGATTACCCAACGCTTAGTGCTGAGGCGCTTGCCACCGCAAGTAAACTTGCTGTACACCTTTAATCCTCATGGCAAAAGCCTCTAAAGAAGTTCCAGGCGTGGATTTCCCTTTTACCAACTGGGACATCAACACCATGGAGAGAACCATCGCTGACGGCGTGGTCTATACCGTCCACTACACGGTGACGCGGTTTGAGGAAGGCGAACAGGCTGGTGCCTACGGGTCAATCGGTCTGGAACCGCCTGATCCCGATAGCCTGATCCCCTATGCCGATCTCGACAAAGCGACCGTGGTTGGCTGGGTGAAGACTAATTTTGGCGACGAGAAGGTGGCGGAGATCGAAGCTGCCCTGTCAACCGCCATCCAAGAAAAGTTGCATCCCGTTAAAACTACTGGCGTGCCCTGGTGACACCGAGGCTGGCAGCGAACAAAAAAACAAGGATCAGCAGCGCGGCAACACTCTGATCCCGACCGATCCAATGGGGGTTGGGTCGATACACTGATTTTACAGCAAAGACCCCGGAAATCGCCACGTGCCCGTCAAGTCCAAAACCGCGTTAGGGCGAATTGAGTTCAAGCCCGGCAAGCCTAAGCGCACCCGTCAAGGGCAGGGGCAACATTCCCTGCCTAGTCATGGGCGAAAGAAGATGCGCGGTCAGGGCAAGGGCTGATGCCTTGCGGTGTCGCCATAATGAAAGCAAAGCCAGAGCCTAGTCGTGGTTGAAATCCTTGCTGCCATCACGGGTGCCAGCATCAGTGTGGCAGCGTATGCGTTCACCGGCATCGCACGGCGCAACGTTGAAAGCCGAGACTCTGTGTTGCGTTTGACCATGGCGGTGGAATCGGTCGCCGCAAAAATGGAGGAGTTGCACATTGATTTTAAGTCAGACCGCAGGGAGGTATTTGGGAGGCTGAACCAGATGGAGCAACGGTTAGCCAAACTGGAAGCGAAGCCTTAGCCTGTGGTGTCTGCTCCTTTTGTATGACCAACGAACAGCTTGCAGTTGCCGCCGTGGTTGTTGCCGCCGGCTCTGAAATCATTGGCATGTCACCTCTGCGGTCCAATAGCTGGGTGCAACTGCTGATGCAAGGTCTCAAGATCATGTTCCCCAGAAGGCGGTGAAGGAACTGCGCCTGATCAAGTTCTTTGAGCACTTCGACAAGAAGGATCCGTACCATCGCGCTGCGATTGCACAGCTAGAAGAACGCCTGCCTGACAGCTTGTTCACCCGTAAGAACAGTTGGTTCAAAGTGTGGAGCCAGTCAGGCAAGCGCACAGGCTAGGGCTGAAACTTCCTGCCCCAACCCGACT